ACATACCGGACATGTTGACGCTGATAGTTCTTCAATTGTTGAAGATGGCGAGAATAAAGTAGTTGTTTATTATGAACTACCTGCTATCGGAACAGGAGCTACCAAATTGTTAGAGAAATTCTTAATCGGTGAAGACCATGCCAACATGAAGGTGTATGAGTTTCATGTACCGGAGAACAGCGTTACAGAAGAATTTAACGTTGACTTAGAATAGGAGATGAGTAAGTGAGAGAAGCAAGATTCTTAATGATTATGGGTTTGCCTGGCAGTGGAAAATCAGACCTGGCAGACGAGCTAATGTTAGAAAGAGAAGATACGATTCACATCACAGATGAGGATGAAGATGTTGAAAGCCTTATAATTGATTCATTAAATAATGGCCAACACGTCATCTATGATTCAACTAATCTGAGCAGAAAGAATCGTAACAAAATAATTCAAGTAATTCCGAAAGATGTACATAAGACGATTGTTTATATGGCAACTCCTTTCGAGCATGTTACAGCTCAGAATATGGAGCGCGAAAATCCTGTAGACCAGGCACAGATTGAAAGAATGTACAAATCTACACAGGTGCCAATCTACAGTGAAGGTTGGAATGAAATTAAGTTTGTCCATCATGAATCAACTCTTGAAGATACGTTCATGCCACAGTTTGTAAAACCGCTACGAGTAGCAATCTTACTTGGACGCGAAGGTTATACAAACGAGATTATGGAGTTTCTTGGTACATACTTTAAAGAGTTTACACATATTTTCGATATGCCACAGGATTCAAAGCATCACAATCTTTCTGTGAGTAGACATACATATTACGTTTATAAATACATAGTTGAGAATTATAAAGCGGAAGACGATAAAGACATGGAAGTTATGGTCTGGACAGCTCTGCTACATGATTTAGGCAAATACATCTGTAAGGCCTTTGTAAATCATAAAGGTGAAGAAACACGTTACGCTAGTTTCATAGGTCATGAACTTGTGGGAGCACAGATTGCAATTCACTTTCTAAAGCGTCTAGAGTTTGATGACTTGTTTATTCACAAGGTAGCAACATTAATTCAATTCCATATGTATCTATTAGATGACAAGGCAAATACAGACAAGTTAAAGAGACGTGTGGGAGAAGATATGTTTAATAAATTGCAAGTTCTTAGGGAAGCTGATTTATCAGCACATTAAGGAGGTGAAGGCATGGAGCATAGTTTTGAGTTAGTAAAGGGTAGAATTAATTTAGTTTTAAAGTTAAAAGTTTGGGGAGAAAATATCGTTGAATATCGTGATGTGCATGATGAGATTGTGCCAATATTCAATGAGTCAGTTGACATAAAATTTAACGGTTACGATTATAAAATGATTGATGGTGTACTTACATACGTTGGAACAGATAAAGACAAATACCAAAAATAATTATATAAAAGGAGAAATTAATTATGACTACAGAAAATAACAACAACACTACTAACCAAGAAACTAAGCCAAAGGCCGACACTAAGAATCGTGAGTTTTTCCTTAGAGGTAAAGTCGAAGATTCAAATGTAAAAGCTATCTATGAGAGTATCCTTGACATTAATAAGCATGATGCAGAGCAGGAAGAGCTTGATGCAAACTATGTACGTAAACCTATCAAGTTATCAATTGAAACTTACGGTGGAAATGTGTACGAAGGAATGGGTTTAGTAGGAGTAATTGATACATCTGAAACACCTGTACATACATACTGCTACGGCAGAACAATGAGCATGGGATTCTTGCTATTCGCAATGGGACATAAACGCTTTGCATCTCGTACAGCTACATTCATGTATCATGATGGTGCTACAGCTCTAGGTGGAAAAATTAAAGATGTTGAAGAAAACTTAGCTCAACATAAAAATCTAATCAAACAATACGATGAGTACATTGTTGAGATTACTAAGTTAACAAAACGTCAACTTGATAATGCGAAAAGACGTAAACAGGATTGGTATTTAACTGCTAAACAGGCTCTAGAGTTTGGTGTAGCAGATGAAATCCTAACAAGCAAACGCAATAAATAATTATATAAGGTGGAATTAAGTAAGTGAATATCTATACGATTTATGGAATTTTTAGTCAATTAAAGAACAACAGTGCCAAGTCAGCAAAGGAAGCAATTTTGAAAACTCATAAGGACAACAACGACTTCTTAGAAGTTCTCAAATTCCTTTATGACCCATTCATTGTCACAGGTCTATCAACTAAGAAAATCAACAAGCAAATAGATAAGACTATGCACCTTAAAGAGAGTGATAGACCAAGTGACTTGAAAGGCTTAATTGACTATTTGAAGACCAACAATAGCGGTAGAGATTATGACGTTATTGTTGTGAATGCCTTCTGTGACACATTTGAAGAGATGGAGATTCAAGACTTCATCAAAGAGATTGCTACAAAGGATTTCAAATGTGGAATCACTGAGAAGACAATCAACAAAGTATATGGCAAGGGAACTATCCCAAGCTTTGGCGTAATGCTAGCGGAATCATATGCAAAGAAAGAAGCAAAAGTGAAAGGCAAGTTTTACATAACTCTGAAACTAGATGGCAATCGTTGTACCGCTATCAAAGAAGATGATGAAGTTAAATTCTTCACACGTAAAGGGCAACCAATCGATGGTATGTCTCAGCTTGAAAGTCAACTAAGACCATTCCCGGACGGTGTTTATGATGGAGAGGTTCTTCTTGTAAATGATGACAATTTATCATCTGCTGATTTATTCCGGGCTACTCAAAAGGTAGTACGTAAAGATGGTGAAAAGAAGAATCTAGATTTCCATATCTTTGACAATGTTACGCTTGCTGAATTTAAAGAGGGTAAATCAACTCGTACATATGAGCAACGTAGAAATACTCTTGATATCTTAGCTCAAAGTGTGGATGCAATGCTACAACCATTTGCAAGCTTTGAAGCTGTCTGTCCAAACATTCATGTCTTACCTGTTCTTTATGCAGGTGAAGATAAGCAGATGATTTCTCGTCTAATGCTATGGGCAGAAGAAGCAGGTCACGAAGGATTAATGGTTAACACAGCAGATGGCCTATACGTCACTAAGCGTACAGATGCTTTACTGAAAGTGAAAACAATGAAGACAGCAGATTTACTTGTTATGTCTGTAGAAAAAGCCATTGACGGCCAATTTAAAGGCTTATTGTCTAGAGTAAATGTTGAGTATAAAGGTAATTTGGTTGGTGTTGGTTCTGGATTTACGCTTGAACAGCGTGAGGAATTTATCAATAACACAGATTTAATTGCCGGAAAGATTATTGAGGTGCAGTTTTTTGAGGAAAGTAAAGATGAAAAAACTGGCCAACCGTCGTTGAGATTTCCAGTATTCAAGGGGATTAGATACGACAAGGGAGTAGAAGACATTAGATATGAGTAATAAAAACTATCCAACATCGTTTTACAATTCCTGGAATGCCATGAAGAAGAGATGTACCAATTCGAAATATGAATATTATCACAGGTATGGAGGAAGAGGTATAACCTATGATTCTAAATGGGATGAAATAGAGGGTTTTGCAGAAGACATGCTTGATTCATGGGAAGAAGGATTAACCCTCGATAGGGAGAATGTTGATGGTAATTATTGTAAAGAGAATTGCAGATGGATTACCATAAAGGAACAAGCTTACAACCGGTCTACAAATAGATATATAGAAATAAACGGCATAACTATGACACTTACAGAATGGTCAGAGAAAAGCGGAATAGCTATAACTACCATACTTCACAGGTATAACAGAGGTGTCAGAGGTAGCGAGCTTATAGATAAAAACGAAAGACCTGTATCAGCAAAACAGTCTGGTGTAGAAGGAATAATATGGAACAAAAGCAAACAACGATGGCTTGTTAATCAGAAAGTGGATGGGAAAAAGAAATGTTTAGGCTCTTTTAAAGAAGATGAATTAGAACTGGCAAAAGAATGTCTGGCCAAATTCAAAACAGGAGAGTGATAGATATGTTGATGAAAATAAAAAGACTTTGGTTAGGAGTCATTTTTGAAAGTGGCAAGCTAATTGAAGCAAAGAAGAGTTATAGAGGTATTGGAAAGACCACTATGCTCATTAAAAAAGCGCAAGAAGACGGTTTAACAATCATCGTAGGCTCACAAGATGCCTACGATGAGATTAAAGGTTTAACGC